TCTGCTTGTGATTGTGTCCTAGCAGCAAGGTTAGCGTTAAGCATAGACTCTTGACGAGCCTTCTCGTAAGCCATCTGCTCTGGAGTACCACCGTACATAGCTGTCTGAACACCCCCACGACCACTAGAGAACAAGTTTTCCTGCATCTGTAGACGCTGACGTTCTTCTTCAGGCTGCTGTGTGGCTCTTATCTGCTCATATAGGGCTGCTTGCGCTGCTGCGGGGTCTGCACCTACCTGACCAAACAAGCCTCGTGACTGACCTAATAGCTGCTGTTGCATAGCCTGTTGTTCTGGAGATAGGTTAAGATTAACACCACCTTCAGGAGTAGTCTGTACATTAGCTAGATTAGATGTTACACCAAAAGGACGAAACTGAGACTGGTCATAGGCTCGTTTGCCCATAGCCTCGCCTAAGCCTAGACCTGCTTGACCTGTGGCCATAGCGCCTTCAATGCCCTGTTGTCCAGCGTAGTAGCCACCAGCGGCCTGTAATGCCCCGCTAAGGTCATTGCCTAACAAACCACCTAACAACGCACCACCATAAGCCATAGTGTCGCTAGGGCCGCTTGTAGAGGCTGCTGGGCCTGTTAGGACATCTGTTGTGTATGGGTTTGCCATATTGTTTACTCCGTTATTCATGGGTAGTCCTATGTTTCTGTAATGTTGATCACGCGCATCGTTCGCAGCGCCACTGCCCATGATGTTTCCAAAATCGTCAAAGCCGCCCATTCTGCCTATGTAACCGCCGCCCGTGTTGCTTAGTTGAAGGCCATCAGCAATCCCTCTTCCGGCCATTCTAGGGTCATTCCAGTCTGCGGCGCTTGGCCCATTATTAGGGAGTCCTCCCAGACCATCTAGTAAGCCACCGCCGCCCATGCCGCCCGTGTTACCAGCCATAGGGGGTTGATTAGGAGGGTTAAGTTGATTATAGTAGTCTTGTGCGCCTGCGTTATTATCAAAATAACTCTTTAAGCTAGTATTATAATTTTTATCACTAGAACCACCTGCTCGCTGTTGGCCCGTTATTGGATCAGTCCACTGTACCATGTCTTGCGTGCTGAATCTTGGTTTTACAGGCATGTCGCTAAATGCGCTATTTGCATAAGGACTATTACTGGCAGCAGCGCCGCCCATTAATCCACCGCCACCCGTGTTACCTTGTTGTTGATTGTTATTAAGAGATGGGTTTGGTAGGGCAGTATTCCGGACAGGTAGGAGCTGATTATCATCTTGAGGCGGAGGCGTGCCTAGGTATGTAGGTTGTCTTGGCTGATTACCCATCATACCACCCATGCCACCTATTTGCATGTTACCGAACTGACCACCAAAGTCATTTGGTGAAAAAGCGGGCATCTGCGGAGCATTAGGAGGTTGAAGACCATCAAAGCTGAGAGACGGCCCAACGTCGTTGATTGGGTTATACACTCCGCCTATAGCAAAGGTGTTTCCATTTTTGTCAATTCCTACAGCCATCAGTAAGACCCACCAGTAATTGTGTCAGCCGTTAGTGTACCTGTTACGTTTACGGTGGCGGCTGTGACAGTACCTGTAAATGTAGGGCCAGCAGTGTTTGCTTTAGTAGCACTGGCGGTAGCTAGGTTGTTAAACTCTGTGTCAATCTCTGTGCCTTTAACAATCTTGTTGGGATCACCCGAACTTAGGGAGTCCTTAGTTGCAAAGTTAGTAGTCTTTGTGTAGTTGGACATTAGATAAGTCTCCCTAGTAGAGCGTGTATGTCAATTTTTTGAATAGAAAAAGGTGAATCGTTAACTTCAGCTTCAATACCGATAGTTACTACCTCACCATTACCGCTGGTGTTAACCTTAGGTGTTTGAATAACAATAGACGCTGTGTACTCGCCTGTTGTGTTGTACTCTGTAACTCCGTACTCAGCAGAGGAAGCAGTACCAAAAGTCAATGCTTGCTTAGTGTAATCAGAGGTGTAATCATAACCCCAGTTAAGCGTTGACTCTGTGTTCTGACCACCAATGATAGTCACATTAAACTTCTTTAAGAACTTTAGATTAGAAGCGTTGCCAAAGTCTAACGGATTGCTAAAGTAACGCATCTGATATTTAGTAGTACCGTCTAGGTAGCCGTCATATTCGACAATACCTTCATCGTGTCCCATGTACAACAGATCGTCTGCAAAGATAGAGAAAGAAATAGGTTTAATAGCAGTCCATGTTGTTGCACGATATGCTCCGTTTTCTAAAACCTGTCTTAGATCAAAACAATAGACTAGAGAACTGTCAGGGAAGGTTATCAAGTAGAAAGCGTCTATCGGGCTGTAGATGGACTTAATAGCCTCTCTGTGACCGTTAGCGTGATTCTCTTGTGACAGTGTTTGCAACAAGTCAGATCGTACATTTTTGCTAATATCATTCAGAGGTAAAGACTTTTCTTGAACAACACGTCCTAGTGACATGACACCACGACTAGACAAGAAGAATAGGTCACTACCTGTAGACTGTACAGAGTCTCTAGCAACACAACCAGCACCTTCAATAGTGTCGTGTAGCTTTAGATCAGAAGAAGGACTTTCAGCGCCTGTGTAGATGATGATGCTTTTCTTACCAAAGATAATTAGGAAGCCATTATGCTCTGCAAGCGACACAACCTCATCAAAACCTGTAGGCCAGACGGTTGTTAAATCTACAGAGCCTGAAGAACCGCCATGCCAGTCATCACCAGCTAGTAGAGAACTCCAGTATACTGTGTACTTGTTATCTGCTAGGTCACAAGTCCATACTCTACCAAAAGCAGCTAAGACTTCGTTACCTTGTGGAGCAGAGTTACCACCTGTAGAAGTTAAGCCAACAAGTGTAGATGTACCTGCTACGCTTAGTAAAGGCTGGTGTCCTTTCTGGTAAAAGTAAACATCGTTGTTAAATGACATTACTTTCCAGTTGTTGTCACTGATAGTGTATCCAACAGGTAGGGTTACTTCAGTAAGTGTAGTAGTTCCTGTAAATATCTTGTTGTTGCCGCAGGTGAAAACAGTTGTGACATTCGCTCTACTAACAAACTCAAAGATAACCTCAACACCACGGCTAGTGCCTAGGACTGCTGCACCGTTGGTAGTGATTGTTTTGTAGCCTTTACGCGCAGCAATACGGCCTAGCTTATCAATGACACAGTTGTCAGCAATAGAGGCGTAGGAAGGATCAAGACCAATAGGTGACTCTTGAGTGTTTAACCCAAAAAATCCCGGCGCTGCTACTGTAATGTTCTGTAATGGTTGTGCCATTTAGGAGTACCAGATAGTTTCTTCAGGGTGTTGTGAAGCATCAATAGCAATAGCATCAGCAAGTGTTCTGTCGGCTAGACCAAACAACTCTGCTGCGCTTGTGCCACCAGTTTCTCCACGCTCTCTAGCGCCTAATGCTGTAGCTAGTTGTACCACAGCAGAGGAGGGAATAGCCATGTTGTCAGTGTCTTGAGTAAAGTCCGATGTACGTAGAACCACGTTAAAGCGTAACTGGAACACACCGCTAGGCTTAGGGTAAACATCAACAGCGTTGTCGCCGTTAGCGTCTACACCGTTAAAGCTGTAGAACTGTGGTGAACCAATAGGCGGTGTCTCAATCAAAAAGGCATTGTCCATCCAACGTGAAGGACGGTACTGCATAAAGAAGTCTGAGGTGTCGTTAATGACATCTAAGAGCTTCATACGGTTCTGAGAGCCTGTTAAGACGTAGTTAAAGGTGTCTGATGTTGTTGAGACAGTCAAGGTAGTGCGTAAGGCCGTCCAGTCGTAAGAGTCCTCTACAGTCCTTTTAGCATCATTAACAAACTCACCTACAAGTTTAGAGTAACTGTTTTGAGAGACACTAGATACTTCTTCTTCTCTAAGTCTACGGAGTACACTATTAACTAGCTGTAAGTATGTCATTGTTAAAACCTTTGTTGTTGATCAAAAGAAGAAGAAAAGGAGGAAGTCAAGAAATCTTCAATATCTATAAGTTCTTCCCTGTCAGTAATGCCTACTTCTGTTTTAAATTTAAATAGTTCATTTTCAAATAATTTGTTAGTTGTAGCGTTTGCTTGTGGTGTCATTAAGCCCATCACCATACCCATGTCGCCTAAGCCAAAGCTAGGCATGTTGAAATTAGGTAAGTTTAGGTCTATGTCTGGTAACTCTATGTCAGGCCCATTTATGTCGGGCAATGCCTGCCTAATTGCTGTGTCTAAAGCTGACAAAGCATCGCCAGCAGGCTGTATAACAGCATCGTCAAACGCACTAGCAGCGTCTCTGACTACTGTGTCTGCTGCTGACAGTACATCACCTGCAACACTAGCACCTGCCTCAACTGTTTCTTTAACAGGTTGTAAAATAGTGTCATCTATAGTGCTTCCCGCTTCTTTAACTGTTTCTACAATA